CACTAGTGTGACAAGTGGTTCGATTGTTGGCGCAAACACATCATCGTCAAAACTAACTTTCAATCCAAGTTCTGGATTGTTAACGTCAACTGATTATAACTCTTCTTCAGACATTACGTTAAAAGAAAACTTTACACCAATTGTAAATCCGTTAGATATCATTTCGCAACTAGAAGGTTTCGGATTCAATTGGATAGACACAAAAGAAAAATCATATGGACTGTCAGCACAACAAGTCGAATCAGTTCTTCCTGAAGTTGTCAGAGTTCGTCCCGACGGAACAAAGGGTATTAATTATTTAAATTTGATTGCCTTCTTGGTAGAAGGAATTAAAGACTTGAAAGAAGAGATTCGTCAACTCAAGTCTTATAAATAAGACAATAAGGAATAAAACATGGCAATTAAAGTCGGAAGTTGCGTAGTCGTTGATGACAGTAGAAATCTAGCAAACGTTTGCTCTATTTCATTGGTGTCTGGCGGGCAAGGAACAACAGGACAAGTTTTAAAGTCTCAAGGCGCAGGACAACCATCAACTTGGGGATCAGTAGATGCTATCACCAATTATGCATATGATAGCAGAAATGATCTTAGAAGCACAACACCAACAAACGGATCACAAGCATTCATAGAAAATCTAGGATATTTTGTGTTCAGTTTAGGTTCATCTGAACCTGATGATGACGAAACCTCATTCAGAACAGCAACAGGCGCTTGGCTTCTTTCTGCACCTATTTGGGATACAATTGAAGCGTTCAATGAGTTTGAACCAAATGGTGGTAACTATAGCCTTGAAGTTGTAAATCAACTCGCCGGTGTTTCGATAAACACTTATGCGTATCAATGCGTTAATCTTCCTGGTGCAAATCAGAATGATGTTGTAGAAATATATCCAATATGTGGCGGAGATTATGCGGGAACTGTGTATATGAAATATACGAGTCCAGCATGGTGTATTCAGGCTTGGGGAGGTCCAAGTGTTTGTGGACAATGTAGTCCATGCATATGCGGATACTGTTACGCAAGCGTTTGCAAGTGGAAAATTCATGTTCAAAAGGTATAAATAGATGACTATAAATAGAATACTAGAAATAAGCAAAGGGAGAACACCATGCCAGTGGTAAGAGGTATAAGAGTTTTAAATGCAATATCGACAGGGAATACAACACCCGCATGTCTTGATACATTGCTGTCGGATGCTGGAAGATTAGCAGATGTAACCCAAGTGCTGTCATCTCCTTCATATTCGTGTATGCTTGGACAGTCTAATACTGCATCACATACTGCATTCAGATCAAACAATGCAATGAATGCGATTTTTGCAAATCCAGTTGCTGGTTGTGTACTGTATCAGACTTCAACATCCCGTAATAATATGTTGGGTTCTAGTTGCTACTACAATCACATGATGAGTTTTTCAACTCCAGAAGCAACAAATTCATTCACACACTTTGGTAATACGCCATGCATGTTGAATTGTGCGTTTGCATCTTGCACAGCATTTTTAAATACTGCTGTTCAATCAAACACAGAAATTGCAAAACTTTTAACATGCAATTCATGTGTGTCTGCATGTTTTAGAGGTTCTGCATGTGCAATTCAACAAGCTGTTGGAACACCAGGTCGTCCAGCATATTGGTTGGGCGATGCAACTGCATTCTCTTGTTTGGTTGCATCTGGACTGCCAACTGCTTTTGGAAATACAGTATTCTTAGAAACTCTCAATAGAGACATTGCGTGTGTGATGTGTACTCCAACATTAAATTGCTGTGCTTGGAACTTAGCGGCACCTGCAAGTACGTATACCGAAAGTGTTTGCGCCATTAATGAAGTTGTTAACAAGGGCGCTTGCGGCTTAGGACTTACAAGCTGTAATTTTGTGTGTTGGTATGGTAGCACATATGGTGTTCCGTGTATGATTACACGCCTTGCTTCAGGCAATACTTATTTCATGGATCAAGTTAATGCATTGAACAGCTTTAGACAAAGATCATGTCTTTATTATCTTTGCGACTGTTCAAATACTTATCAGAGTTGTATTCCAGGCAATCAAGGCGCAACGAACGCTTGCAGAGCAGTACAACTCATTAAAACTGAAATTATTGCTGGTGGTGGTACCAGCTACTACGGAAACTATGCAAATAATTCCAATCTACCATTAACATATTTTCACAGTTGCTTCGGACAAAGAATTTGTCCTTTCACTATTGCAAATGGATCGCAACTCTCAAATACTGAAGTTGAATACCTTGGTCGATGGTCAAAATGTAACTATAACGTTATCACCCATGCAGATTGCAGATTAACATTAATCTCTCCAGGATTCTGGAATCAAAGTAGTGGTATTGCATGTTTCAAGAATTGCTATTGCTGTTCTATCGATAGAACAACCGCAAATACTTCTGGTCTAACATTGAATTGTTCGCTGTATTACACAGCCGACAACGGTGCAAGTTTCAATCGTTTATGCGTTCCACTTCCAGCATGTATTTTCCAACAACTTTGTGGAAACTGTTGCTGTCAATTTACAGTTAGATACGGTTTAAGTAGTTTTGCATGTTGCAACTACATCTATACTGGTTGGATTATTTCTGATTGCGGAACTAGTTTTGGTGCATGTTGCAATCCAGCGTATTTTAAAACTGGTCACTCAAGAGTTTGCATTCATAGCGCAAACAGCCAACCAAATTATGACACATGGACTCACTATCCAGACGTTCCATTGCCATTATACACAATTGCATTCTGTGATGAATATTTTGCTGGCGTAAGCCCAATGAGAACTGATGGATATCAGACTACATTAGGACTTTGCAATCAAACTTGCTGCCAGACACCTGGTCAATATGCTATGATGTTCTCATTTGGTAAAGTTGGTGATTGCGTCAGAATTAGTTGTGACAACTTTATTAACTGTCAACCATCAAACGTTACCTGTTTCACACCAGCATCAAATCTTGACGCATGTTGCTCACTACCTGCTAGAACACATAACAATTGGGGAACATGTTACTTAGATTACTTCCAAGGACACGGATCGGGATCAGGCCTATACTGTCAGTATAGTCCTTATCTCAGCGTAGGCGAAGTTCATGGTGGGGTATGCCTAAGAATGGGTGTTAATTCTGCCGCAACATCTCACACATTAATTTATAAAAATTCAGGATGTACTGCTGACTCTAAAGCATTCCTTGTTGGATGGAGATCATTTGCAATGATGTATGGAGGTACAGCCAGTGCCGCATACACTACTTGTGCTGTAGTTAGACCTGCTCGATGTGGGCAATTTTACTATAACTGCAATAATTGCCGTGGGTCAACTGAAGCATTGCCATATGGTTGCGGATACTTCTCAAGTTCTGCTGGTGTGAATGTTTGGTGCTATGGCTCTCAAGCAAATAACACAATGCAAGGTTCTGAGATTGATAATAGCGTATTGGGTGGTAGTTCTTCATCTTGGACAAACTTCACTTTCTCAAATGCTAAAATAATTGGAAACAAACTTGCATTACACGGATCGATTCCTCCGAGAATTTTTCTCTGCGCTTGCTTTGCCGCACCGAATGGGTGTGATGGAGGTACTTGCGCTGGTGTTTCTATGTTCTCCTTCTGCACGTCCACTTATGGTTGTCAAAATGCATTTGGTCAATCTGGACACGTGACACTACTCAATACGGATGGCGTTGTTGGATCATTGGTATGTTGTTTAGATTCTATGCACCATTCAACTCCATTTTATGCCGTAAATGATAGCGCATTTTGTGCATCAACATTGTGGTGTTCTTTCTGCTCTGGTAGATGCTGTTGTTGCGTTGACAATATGTGTAGTGGAATATCACAACCAGGCGGGTATTATGGATCGGCACAGGCTTATACTGCCGACTATGCTGGATTGAAAACAATCAACTTATATGGATCGTCAAATTCCATATTGTCTTTTGCCGCATATCCTAATATGACAGCACAGACGGCGTGTGTTAAGGGTGGTGGATATTGTTGCAATACTACAGCATGTTTGACTTGCTACACAAGTTTTGCGCCTACTGGCCAATGTCCATTCCGCTCCGATCAAAGCCAGTTTTGCGTTAAAGATTTGGGCGATTTCTGCGTTTATCAGTTTAGCGATGCACAGCAATATTTTGGTAGATTTGGTACTTGTGTTGATGGATACTTCCATAACTGTAATCCAGGCTTTGCGAATACTGTGGGCGTAACAACTCAGTTTCATGTATATGCTTCTGGATTCCAGCCATGTCAGCATTGTTCAATTTATGTTCCGCCAACAGCAAATCAAGATACGACATTATATAATTTCTGTTATATTCTAACACCGCACCATGATATATGTTTAGATGGTCCGTTCTGTTGGAACCAGACATGTGAGTGTTTCCCTCCAGGTTCTACTGTTCCTTGCTCACCATGCTGTCCTTGCTGTAATGTGAGACATTGTTGCGTATGTGGATATGATGGTAGATATGCAACATCATGTCTTTTCTGTCTATGTCAGCTAACCCGTGAAGAGGGCTTCGTAAGACAACACGTTCGTTATCACGATGCTGGTGGTCATTTCCCATGCTGTCAGACACCATCACGTTATTGCTGTCCAGTATGCTGTGGTTGTCCAGGATGGGGTAATCATCACCGCACAACAGCCGAAGCTAATAATACGTATCAATGTGCAATGGCAATTAGTTTCCCTTATATATGTGGAGCAAACTGTCAGGGTTACAGTTGTGATGGCTTTTGTGGAGGATGTAGTTGCTTCACATATTGCACCATCAGTCCTTATTCGAACCTCATAAGAACATGCAATCAGTCTGGTCCCAACTGCATGTGGTATGACTATATGGAATCCGTATCGGGAGAACACAGCTTGAATTCATACCCTCAAATGGTTGGATGTAAGTCTTTTTGGAATGCTCGTTATATAATGGATATTGCTTTGGGTTCTAGTTGTGATACACGTGCAAATCAAGGCATCGGCTATATGAACACGAACGACACGAAAAAGGCTGGATTTAGACTTATATCTACTGGTTCACAAACATGTCAGTTTGTTGCCGACGGAGTTTGCTATCCAATACGATACACAAGACTGACTAGAGGCTCTGGTGGTGCATTGAATACACAAAATAGTATTCACGTTGCATATTTTGATTTAGTTCCATTCAGATGTACTGTATCTGGTGGTGGTGGATTCTATGCAAATGGTAATGCATGTCCAAGCGCATCTGGATTGTGTTGCTGTTTGATGTATGTCAAGCAAGACATATTCCATAATATATAACGTGTAATATATGAAACTTATTGTAGAAAATAATCGTGTCATAGCGACAGCATTTGATGGGTATGAAGGACCTCAGCAATGGGTTCCTTCTCCATCAGACTTTGTTGAAAGTAGGGCATTCGAGTACACATACATTGATGGCGTACTTGATTTGCCTATGCTTCCATATCTTGAGATAGAGACACAAAGAAGATTAGATGCATTTGCACAAACAAGAGGATATGAAAATATCAATTCTGCAACGACATATATAAGTTCGACAGTTGATAAGTATAAGAATGAGGGTACATATGCAATAGAAGCTAGAGATAGCACATGGACTGCATTGTACCAAATCATCGATGATGTGAATGATGGTAACAGAGAAAAGATTGTAAATTTTTCTGAAATTGAATCTGAATTACCGGAACTCAACTGGCCAACATAAAACGCTAAAAACTTGACATTTTGACGCATATATAGTATAGTGTGATATAAACACTATTCATCTGTGAAAGGATTATGAGAGAATATGAAAAAAATCATTTATATTGATGGCGGTGCCGGCAGAGCAATTGCGGCACTACCAGCACTTGAAAAATTAGTAAAAAACAAAAAATCTGAAGATGACATAAAAATTGTTGTCATGGGTTGGGACAATCTTTATTGGGGCAATCAATTGCTTCAAGACATTACATTTAGTGCAGATACAAAAGGTATCTTTGATCTAGTCATTAAAGGCGCAGACAAATCAATCAGTCCAGAACCATATAAAGTTCCAGAGTACTATAATCAAAAAGTATCTCTGTCGGAAGCGTTCGACATTGAAATCAATGGCACACATGACCATTCTGATTTACCTCCACTCAAGTTATACACTAGCAAAGCAGAAGAAAAGAATGCGGCTAATCTAATTGCAGACGTAAAGATGCAACAGAAAAAAGACAAGACACTCATCATTCAACCTTATGGTAGAAGTGCTAGAGTTGATCGTGCTGATATTATTGATGACTCTTCTAGAGGTCTTGATTCACACGCATACTTGCGCTTAGTCAGAAAACTTTCAACAAAGTACAATCTTATTTTGTTTGCAGAAAAACCATTTCATCAGCCAGATGACAACTTCACCTTTAAACCTGAAATGGATTTGAGAATGTGGTCTGCTGTCATTGAGGCTGCCGATTATTTTGTTGGTTGTGATTCTGTTGGTCAGCACATGGCAAGAGCATTTGATAAACCAGGAACTGTTTTTATTGGTTCAACATTCGCAAAGAATGTATCATATCCAGATTGGTTCAACATTTATGAAAGACCTGGAGTTGAAAAGAAATATTCTCCAATTCGCATTTCGGGGTTAGACTCTCACTTAGCGGATAGATATAATGACAAGTGCATGGACTTGTCTGATAAAGATGTAGATGATTTGTTTATGTCAATTGTTAAAGATATAGAAAAAAAGGTAGGAAAATAATATGAGTTATAATATTTTAGGTATCAATCCTGGTCATAATGGTTCTGCGGCATTGCTAGTTGATGGTGAAGTCGTATACTATGTCGAAGAGGAAAGATTGAGCCGTGATAAGTACGATGGTAATCCTTTCAGAGGCATGTTGGACATTATGCAAAAATGGCACGTTGATGAACTTGTCATTGCTGGTACTGGCCAAGAAGAACACAAACTTCCTTGGACTGGCGAAGATGCGTATACTGCACTTGTTCGTAAGTTTTACCCTAATGTACGAGTGCAGAAACTCGGAAACGAACATCACTTGGGTCATGCGGCTTCTGCATTTTATAATTCTGGATTCGAAAAAGCAGTCGCTATTATTGTAGATGGCGCCGGATCACTTAAGAAAGAAAAAGTGGATGATGAAGATGAAAATCTTACAGCCGAAGGATATGAAACAGAATCTATTTGGCATTGTGAATATCCAGGAAAATTTGCTTTAGTTCGAAGAGTTTATGGTAACAATGCAGGACCAAAAGTTCAAACTAATGTATTTGATTTTGATGGTGGCGCAACAACTATCACAAAAGCGTATGAAGCAGTATCTCAGTACTTGGGATTTGGTTTCATTGAAGCTGGTAAAACAATGGGACTTGCGCCATATGGTAAATATGATGACAATATTCCTAGATTGTTTAACGGAAATAGAGGATCTAAAGATGTTTTCATTCCTGCATATCCAGCAGGCGCATACATCGATCAAGGAAGATTCCCATACCTAAGACAATATACAAATCCCAAAGATTGGCATAAAAATCCCGAAGCATTAACAAATGTTGAAAAGAATCTTGCTTGGCACATTCAAAATGATACACAAGAATTGCTTGGCGACTATATTGATTATGCGGTTCAAGTTACGGGTACAGAAAATATTGTCATTGCTGGTGGTTATGGCTTGAATTGTGTTGCAAACTATTATTTGAAAAAACGTTTTCCGCATCTCAACATCTATGTTGAGCCTGTTGCAAATGACGCTGGCACTTCAATTGGTGTTGCAAAACTTTCATGGCACACTTCACAAAATGATAGTACTATTCGTCCACAGAAGAGCATTTATTACGGACCAGAGTATCCAAAAGAATTGCTCCAGTATATTTTAGACGGAAACAAAGAGGCTATTAAAGTAACTCCTACTACCAAAGAAGAAGTTGCACAATTAATTGCTGATAGAAATATTGTTTCTATCTTTCAAGGACGTTCTGAAGCTGGTCCTCGTGCATTGGGCAATCGTTCTATTCTTTATGATGCAAGAGACCCTGATGGTAAAGACAAAGTAAACGTTGTCAAAGGACGTGAGTGGTTTAGACCATTTGCAGGTTCTTGTTTGTTAGAGGACGTTAATGATTGGTTTGACATGGCAGGACTTGAAGAGTCTCCATTTATGATGTATGCAGTTAACGTTGCCGCAGACAAGGTGAGTGAGATTCCTTGTGTTACACACGTTGATGATACTTGTCGTGTGCAGACTGTTTCTGAAGAGAACAACAAGCATTTCTATGAATTGATTAAAGCATACAAAGACATTACTGGTGTTCCAGTTATCTTTAATACTTCATTTAATCTTGCTGGTCATCCTTTAGTTGAAACGCTACAAGATGCATTGAATACAATTTACAACTCTAAGATGAAATACATTTATTTGCCTGAGTTAGATGTTCTTGTCGAAAAAACAATTGACGATCCAACTGAGAAAGTTGAAGCTGAAGAAGTTGAAACAGAAACAGCAACTGAAGAGTAAAAAAAAGCACCGAAAGGTGCTTTTTTTATGAGAGAGAATTTGCAAAATCTAGTAGAGAGTTAAACGTCTTTGTTTTATTCTTTAACTCTTTATTCGCAAAAGTATCTAGTTTAATCTCTTCGGCTTCATATCCTGGAGATTTAATTAGAATAGGTTTTGCATGTACAGAGTCACCAGCTTTTAAATTATATAACTTGTTACCTACAAAGTAACCACCTTTGAATGCAACTTTCATTTCATTCTCAGCACGTTTCATCATACCATTATTTGGCATTGCGAAGTTATCGTCTTTCATATTGGACGTTGAATATAATAATCCATCAATCGAAAAGATTCCAGCTTGACCAAAATAATTCATTAACTGCTGAACGTTTGCGTCTACTGCTTGTGTAGATAACTTACCTTGACTAATCAATGGTTCGTTGAAAAAGATTACAAGTTTATATCCCTTCAATCTAATCGTGCGAATTGCGTCTAATGCACCAGGAAGAATTTCAATGTCAGACGTATTGATAATTGGCTTAGTGTCATTTAAAATTGCACCTCTGTCAATGCCAATTGTTTCTTTAGGAAAGAATGTTGGCCAGTTTGGTTGCTGTTGCATCATGCCTTGTTGCGGTGGTGCACCATAGTTTTGTTGTCCGTATGGCGTACCATACTGTGGTGTTTGTGGCATAGTAGGTGATGAAAACTGTCCATCAACATTCATGCTTCTATCTACAGAAAATCTTCCCATTATCAACTCCTATACAATATTAAAATATTCATTTACGCTTCTGAAATGTGTTTTAATTCCAGCTTCTCTTAATTTAGTCAAATCTGCACAAGTCCAATGCTGATACTTGTTTGCGTATTCTTTTGGAAACGGAACAATATCTATTTTAGCATTTTCTTTATGGGAGATGATTTCAGCAACTCTAGCAAAAGATTCTGAATGACCTGTGCCTAGATTAAATATTCCACTACTCATTTTATTGAATGCTAATTCTAATTTAGCTTGTACAATATCTTCAACAAAAACAAAATCTCTGAACATACTTTCTGAACCAGCAAACAATTTTATTTTGCCTGTTTCTCTTGCTTGCTTAGTGAACTTAGTGATTGGACTTGCTTGGTCGCCCTTGTGATCTTCATTATGCCCATATACATTAAAGTATCTCAGGCCTTGAATATTAAATTCAAATTTGCTGAAGTACTCAGACTCCATTAGCTTATTGATCTTTTTGTCGAACAAGTATTTAGAGAACGCATATGGCGTTTGAGGAAACATAGGAGACGTTTCTGGAACACGATAGTTATGTGGCATGTTTCCATACACACTTGCACTAGAAGCATACTGAAATGGTATCTTGTGTTCAAACGCTTTCTTCAAAAGTTTTTCTGAGAAGTCATAGTTACGTTTCATAATCAAAGTACCATTCATCTCTCTAGTAGATGAAATTGCACCTTCATGGAAAATAAATTTTACTTCATTCCATTCTGTGAATGCATCAAAGAATGTGTCTACATCATAGTATTCACTAAATGTAGTTTCATTCAAATTCATCATCTTACTGCCGTCAGTCAAATCATCAACGACTACAATTTCTGTTACGCCTCTTGCGTTTAATGCTCTAATTAAATTAGAGCCAATGAAGCCAAACCCGCCAGTGACTAAAATCATTATAGCACCTTAGCCTGACTATCTCCCGGAAGAACACGATAATTATCTTCTACACTATCTGGTGTAGATACTTCAATAATAGTTCCTGCTTCAACACAAATGATTCTATGTGGCAACAAAGGAGGATTGTGCCATGTCTCTCCGACTTCTAAGAATGTGTCTTTGACCGATGCATCCTTTGTGTCGATGTATTGCACAACAAATCGACCACTCAATACATACCAAGTCTCATCTTTGACTGCATGAAAATGCATACTGAATTTAGCACCAGTATCAAATGACAACATTTTGCCACAGTATTTGTCGTTGGTACACCAGATCAATTCATGTCCCCAACCTTTTTTCACAAAACCTTCAAGTCTTTCCATATATTCACCTCACGTTATTACATTATACTTTATTTAGTGCAACAAATCAAGCGCATCGGAATGCAATTTTTGATAATGATAAATAGAGTAAAGACATATTAAGGGGCATAAATGAGTACAAGCAAACCAGCAACAAGAGATGAATTCAAAGATTTCTGTCTTAGAAGACTAGGTGCGCCTCTCTTAGAGATAAACGTAGATGAAGATCAAGTTCAAGATTGCATTGAGATGGCATTCTCATACTACTACGATTATCATTTTGACGCAACAGAAAAAGTTTACCTAGCGCATCAAGTAACTCAGACGGACATTGACAATAAATATCTTTCCATAAGCGATTCTGTGATTGGCATTGTTAACATTCTGCCAATCGGAAACAGCTATTCAACAAACAATTTATTCAATTTGAGATATCAGATTGCGTTGAACGATTTGTTCGCTTTCAATACAGGACCTTTTGCACCGTACTACATGGCATTGCAAAACGTTGCTTTAGCCGAAGAATTGTTCGTGGGTAAGCAAGGCATTAGATTTCAACGTCACTCAAATAAACTTTATGTTGACATTGCTTGGGGCGAAAAGATTGTGCTAGGCGAATACATGATTGTTGAAGCATATCAGAAAATTGATCCAGATGTTTATACTGACATGTACAATGACAGATGGTTGCAAAGATATTGCACAGCACTCATTAAAAAACAATGGGGTGAAAATCTGAAAAAGTTTGAGGGTATGTCTATGCCAGGCGGAGTATCGTTTAACGGACAAAAGATTTGGGACGAAGCAAAGGAAGAAATTGACGCAATGGAAGAGGAAATGATTAGTTCTTATTCTCTACCAGTTACCGATATGTTAGGCTAATAATGGCACGTAATAGATTCTTCAATCAATACACTCCTGTAAAACAGGAGCAAAATCTTGTCGAAGACCTTATCATCGAATCAATTAAGATTTACGGTGTTGATGGATACTATCTTCCAAGAACGCACGTAAACCTAGACAGACTTCTTGGTGAAGATGCATCTGTATTATTTGATGATGCTTTAGAGATGGAAATGTTCATTAAAAGTTTTGATGGCTTTCAGGGACAAGAAGATTTTCTATCTAAGTTTGGATTGCAAATTGACGAATCAATTACATTCGTTGTAGCACAAAAAAGATTCTTACAATCACTCAAGCCTCTTCTAATGACTGAGTATGGATACACATACAAGTTAGAAGATGGTAATGAATTGTTAGATGAACAATCATACGACTATGATGCGATTCTAAGACCAAGAGAAGGTGACTTAATTTGGATACCAATGCTTGGATACATATATGAAATCAAGTTCACAGAAAACATTGAAAACTTCTTCCAGTTAGGTAAACTATACACATTCGAAATGAGATGTGATAGATTAGAATACTCTAGCGAAAGACTTGATACTGGTGTTAGTGCAATCGATGACATTGAAACTCAGTACAGTATGTCAACTGTTAATAATGAGAAGATGCTTGAAGAAGAAGGATTCTTCCTATTGCTTGAAGACGGCACACTCATTATCAACGAAGCTGATGTTGTTGTTGCTGCCGAAGTTGCCGCAGATAACGAATACATCGGAAAAGAAATTATCGATGATGATATTCTAGATTTCTCTGAACAAAACCCATTCTCATTGACAAGGACTTTCTAATATGATGTTCGGACACGACTTTTATCACGGAACGTTAAGACGCTACGTGGTTATGTTTGGTAATATATTCAACGAAATTCAAATCGAAAGATTTAATAGCGCAGGCACAAAGATTCAAACCCTTAATGTGCCTATTGAATATGGACCAAAACAAAAATTTATTCAGAGAGTTCTTTCTGATCCAACGCTGAATCGTGAGGTTTCTGCTACATTGCCACGCCTTGGATTTGAATTCACTAGCATGACATATGCACCACAGAGAAAACTCAATACAGCACACAAAATATCACGTGGTATAAACACTGGTGGGCTAGATTTTGATTACATGTATTCTCCAGTACCATATGATTTTAATTTTTCATTGCACGTTTTAGTTAAAAATACTGAAGATGGCACACAAATTGTAGAACAAATTGTACCATTCTTCACACCTGATTTTACAGTAACTATGAAAATGGTTCCTGAGATAAACTTAAACATGGACGTACCGATTGAGTTATTGTCTGTTACTTCAGACGATTCTTATGAGGGAGATTTCGAAGCACGTAGAGTTCAAACATGGCAATTAGATTTTGTCATCAAAGGATATCTATTTGGTCCTGTTAAGAAATTTAAATACATTGCTAGAGCAGATATCAATACGATTGAAAGTCCAATCGATAAAGCTATCATTACGACTCAAACATTCACTGGTAATGCAGAATTTGATGTGACACAAACTATAACTAGCAATGGACATATTATAACATGAAGAAAACTGTTGATGATAAATTAAATGATATTTTAGATGTTCAAGCGACTGTAATTCCTACAGTCAATCATGCTATTGCAGTAACGCAACCAGCAGAACCTGAAGTGCGACAAAATGTAGAAGACGATTATGAATATGCTAGAGGCAATCTAAAAGGACTCATTGAAAATGGTAAGACTGCTATGGAGAACATCATATTTCTAGCAAAAGAAGGTGAATCTCCAAGAGCATACGAAG